CAAAACCAAAATCTTTGTACTGGTCTTTTAACACGTGGCTGTTTCCGTCCACTGAAAAATTCTGGACAATACGTATGTATCGCGACACAGTCCCGGGGTCCAGCTGATAGCGTCTCTTGGCAAAATCCTGATAGTCCGTATATTCCGAGTCCTGCAATATATCCGTATCCCTTGCCATTTTTAGGATGTATCCCATCTCCATAAATCCCTCTTTGATCTTGTTGGCAGTCCTGTCTGCTGCCGCCTCGAAATCTTTATATCCCGCAAATGCAAGTACTTCCGTACTTTCTGCTTTTATCAGTTCTTCCATCAGATTACCTCCATCAGATCTTCTGCCAGTCCTTTCAGGACCACAGTATTATTCTTTGCCTTCAGTTCTTCTATGTTCTTCTGCCGCAGGATCTCACTCTGTGCGGCATATTCATGATCCTGCCTGCTCATGCGCTTGCGGATCACCTTCTGCCACTCCCTCAGGAACGGCTTGATCTCTTCTATGCCCGGCTCCTCGTCGTAGGCTCCCCGGTGCTGGCGGATGGTACCGCCCGGCTCCACCTCTATCGTGTAAAAAGGCTTATCCGGGGACGACTGCTGCCGCAGGAAGCAGATATAGGTCTCTCTGCTGACAATCCGGTCAAAATATCTCTCCGTGTTACCGACGCAGTGATGCAGTGCCATGCCCTCTGCTGTAATCTCCATAAAGTCCCTTGGAACCACAATACAATAGGTGTCATTCTGATACTCAAACTTCTCGCTGATCTCGGAGAGGATATCCTCATATCCCGGATACTTGTTCCTCATCTCCTCCGCCTGCTTCCTTGCCATTTCCGCATTTCTTTTCCTTTCAAATTCTTCCCTGTGCAGTTCCACTTCCTCATTCACTTCATCGTGCCGGCGCTTCAATTCCCTGGGGCGGTGTACCAGTGCATCATCCATGTGTTTTCCCAGCGTTCGTGACATGGACAGATAGTCCTCGTACTGATTCCAGACATCCTGGATCTTCATTCCCGGATACGATTCCTTTTTCTGCCGGTTCAGGTAATTCATCAGCTGTTCCGGAGACATGTATTCTCCGGCGAGAGATTTATCATAGTCCTCCGGATCAATTCTGTTTTTTTCTGTCCATGCGATAAATTCTGCCGACAGCTTTCTTTCTTCCAGTTCTGACCACTGCATCCAACGCAGCATCTGCATTCCGCCGTTTTCCTGCCGCAGGCGGTTGACTAGCTGCTTGTCATCTATCAGTAAAATATCTTCCATGCATTCACCGTTTACTTCGATTGTTCTCCCCGAATACCCGCCCCAGTATGTAATACACTGTGACAGTTCATCCAGCAGACGGTAAAAGCGTCCCTTTGCCATATACTCTGCGATACCGGTAAATTGCTTATTGCTTTCCACAAGCAATCCGTTATAAAATGCCTTAATCCCCATCTGTGCCAGCATTGGCATGACATCTGACCAGGCTTCGTATGCCGTAGCTTTCAGCCCTGCTTTGATTCCTTCTGTATCTGGATACAGGTAGGATGTATGCCAGCGTCTGCCCTGTGGATTGTGGTCGTGCCATCCGCACCAGTACACATCACAGTAGTAATAGATTTTCATAAAATCCTTTGCTCCTCGGAGCATCATCAGGCGGATCTGTTCATCCAGCTCTGTATCTCTCTTTCCTGTTCTGTGCCAGTCCACCGTTACCTTAAAATGTCTCTCTACTCCCTGTTTCTCGTCCACGTCGTGGATCATCGTCAGCCATCCGATTGTTTGGATTCTTCCCCTTGTTTTTTCCACCGTCAGGTCATGGCCACAGAGAGGACATTTGATCTGTTTACGATGTTTTACGGGGACATCTGCTGCCTCTTCTTTAAAATCCCCGTTGCATGCGGTACAATGACAGGTCTTGTCCTGCTTGTTATAAAAGGCATACTGGAGATCTCCTACCAGTCTCTCAGTGATCCAGTCATATACCCTGTGTCCCGGCTTCGGACACTTATTCATGAGATCTCTGATTCTCTGTTCTTTCCGGTCTCTGGCACGTTCCCTCTTATCCGCACTGTAGTCTTTTTCCATCCGACATATCCTCCGCAATGGATCGCTGATCCAACTGTAATCATGCATCGGGACAAACTTCTCCAGTTCTTTTGCCTGTTTTTCTTCCAGCCAATCTCCCTTACACGGTTCCGATCCCCAGTAACATCCTCCAAATCCTTCCGTGCAATTTGTCAGATTGGTCTGCTCTTTTTTGCCTGATCCGACGTAATAGGTGCCGTATTCCCATGTTTTCCGGTCTACGGCGTGCCGGCAGATATTTACTTTATTTTTCCAGATGTCCATGATCAGGTACTGGTCCGTCGCCTGAAAAGTGATCTGGTTTTCTTTCTTCCTACTTTTTGTCCGTGGTATCAACGGTGCTTTCAGTATTTCTCTCCACTTCATGCCTGCTGCCTCCTCTCCGCTTCTGCCAGATCCTCCAGGGTGTACCACACGCCCGGCAGGATATAGACTCCGTCCACATCAAATATCTTGGCCGCTGTGATCTTTCCTTTCTCTTCCTGGATCAGCCCCAGGTGTGCTCCGTCACAGCCGCTTACTTTTGGATGGATTCCTCTTGCAATGGCGATCCCATCCGGAATCCTGATCTCTGCTGTGTTCTCCTTTACCTCTACCATATGACGCGAGGTCTTCCAGTTATCCCGGCGCGGATGATGTATCATGTAAAGCATGGCTTCTTTTGCAATGTCACGGTTGGTCAGTTCTCGCAGCAGAGTCAGTTTTGTGCATGCGATGCGGGTGTCGTGTCCGTCTTCTGCAATGTCTCCTTCTGCTTTGGCTTTAAAATACCTGTTACCGGCGCCCAGTCCGTAATACCATGTGCAGTCCAGCACATACTCGCAGGCATGCAGTCCTGTTGATGCGCATTGTGACCGTTCTGCCGTCGCCGGTACTCCAAGCTGATACTGTATTCCCTGCCCTGGTTTACAGGTCATGTCATTGTTTGTTGCTTTAAATACAATCATTTCTTCTCTCCCATGTAATAATCCAAGATGATCTTTTTTAAGTCATCACGCCCGCACATTCCAATCTGTCCGGCGCTCTCCGGCAATCCTGCTGCCTTTGTGATTCTCCGGTCAACCGTTACTCGGTTTTTCGATGCCAGTTTCAGTCCGGCGGCCAGCACATCCAAAAGCTTTTTATCCGGATTAAATACGGCATTGGCGAGAGCTGCACCGTCCTCTTCCATGTGCTGTGTCGGATATTCCATCAGCATCTGGACCACAAAATCTTTCCAGTCCTTCATCTGGCTCTCCAGCTTCAGGTCCTCTGCTTCCAGTTTCAGCTTACCGATTGCTGCCATTGTCTCATTGCACAGAGTATCCTCTGCATCGTCGCTGTCCATGTAGTCCTCGGCATCCTCTTTCTCCAGTCCGTTCTCTGTGGCCAGTCCGATCAGCGCTTCCATGTCCCCCTCTGCCTTCTGGGCGGCTGCTGCCCTGTTTAACTCCTCTACGGTATTAAATATTCCAAATTTCTTTTCCATCTCCGTCTCCTTTCCCGGTTGCACCGGTGCAATTCTGTCAAAATGTTCTATTTCTACCATTTCAGTGACATCACCGGAATTGTTTCTAACTCTATTCATTTACTGGTGTTACCTCTTGCAATTCCACTTTTGTAAAAATGTTAGATTTTACATCTATCTTTTTCATGTTATAGCTGAAAATATCAGAATACTCATGTCTGCCTTCCACGGCGGTGATACGGTGACCCACTTCTCGTACCTCTTTCAGAATCTTTTTCCACAAATCCGCATCTTTGATTTCTTTCCCGCGACTATTCTTCCAGCCGTTTCTCGCCCACCGTTCCGGCCAGCACTGATTGATCACGGATGCGATATAGCTGTTCTCCGTGTAGATCACAATTTCCCGGTCACTTGGCAGTCTCTCCAGCGCCCGGCAGATGCTCCACAGCACCAGACGGTTGGCCGTGCTCTCCGCCTTCCCGATCTCCGGCGGCTTTTCATAGTTTTGACCGTTCTCCTGCTTCGTCCGCATGGTATACATGACCTTGCCCGTTCCCTTGGCCGATCCGCGCAGTGTCGCACTCACAAACATTTCTATTTTCATTGTCAACACCTCCTTCTCCCCGGCGGTCTCTTCCGCTCGGTACACTTAAGTCTGATCAATGTGTAACTCCGGTATAAAAACCCTGTCACCGGATTGATGCCCTCATGGATCCGGGCTATGTAATATCCCTTGGGTGGCTTCACCTCCGGCTTCCAGCGGACCAGCTTGTCCGTCCGTGGCTCCGGAAGCGGCATATTGCGACTGGTATTGTAGGAGGACTCCGCAATTCTGGGCTTGCCCGGTGTTCCGTCCGTCTTGACCTCCGCTGTGTGCTCATCTTTGGTCAAATATCCTGCCAGCTGCTCCATGTCATCGCCGGTAAACTTGCTATTGCGGATCTCTGCCACGTAGGTGCCGCCCTTTGTCCATGCCTTGGTTACGATAGCAGCCGCGTCTCCCTCCGGTGTCTGCTTGATCGCAAGATGGATATGCCAGGCTCCCTTGGTACCGCGTTCGATGTTGCGGATCCAGTAGAACGGTGCTCCTCTTACCCGGTAGATCTTCCGGACCTTTGCCATCGCCGCCTGAAAGTCCATCAGTGCTCCTGCCATATCTGGTGGACGGTTCCCCGGCGCATACGTCCATGTGATAAACAGGTCTCCCTGGTCAAAGTACTGGATCAGCCTCCACCTGCATCTCTTTGCCTTATTCCTCCTGTTGATCAGCCGCACTTGCTCTTTCGTCGGCTTCTCCCTTTTCCTCCTCGTCCGTCCCGGGGATCCATATGCTCCGTCGTGGTACTCCTCCACATCGATGACATCCCCATTCCGCAGACGTATCTTTTTCCGATTTACCATGTCTCTGTATCCTAACTTTAATATCTTAATCAAGTGCGCAGGGGCTTCCGAAAGCCCCATTTTTCTTGACTTTTTTAGTCCACAGAGTTACAATTATCTTGTCTATATAAGTAGCTCTGTGAGCTGGCCGGCATCGCCAAATGCCGGCTTTTTATTTTGCCAGATATGCCGGGTTTTGCTCTGCCGGCATGTAATAACCGTCTGTCGCCGGTCTGGCGCCGTAGTAGCCTGCCTCGCCCGGTATCCGGTAGACCATGCACTCAAAACCCAGGTTGTTTTTGATCAAGCATTCTTTCATTACCTTCGCTACTGAGCGGTCGTCAAAGGCTCCCTGCTCCTTTTCATCCCGTTCCTCGTTATACCGTCCAAACAGCTTCTCTCTGATCTCCTGCGGTGCTTCCAGAAATACCGTGACTGCGCTTGCCTTGTCATACAGATACTTCGCCTGAAACCAGTCCTTCCGGATCACCGCTTTCGTAAATTCGTCCCCCATCTTCAACAGCTTGCCCATGTAGTACTGTTCTGTTTTCATCAGTTCCACCTCCTCTCAATTCTTCCAGTTTTCGCTCCAGTTCCCGGATTCTTTTCTGCTTTTCCTGCCATTTATCTGCCTGATCCTCGCAAAAAAGCAAAAAAATAAAAAGCATAGCCGCCAAACCCATGACTATGGCGATCTGCTCTCCTACCTCTGTTGTCCCAAAAACATCCCTCAAAGCCCACGCTCCGAGGAGTGATATCGCAATATTTTTATACATCCGTAGCCCCTCCGTATATCTGATCTCTCAGTCTATGTATCTGGATTATCCTTTTATTGCAAAGGTCCTCCATTACTTCCAGCGTGCTCAGCAATGACTGCTCCTGCTTGTCATTCGTTGTAATGATCTGTAAACCTTCAAAGTTATAATATTTCGCCTCCGGCACTGACTGCTTCACTTCATCATAGACATACCCGGCCAGTTGCGAATTGCTGGCTTCCCAGTATTTGTGACCGTCTTTGTTTTTCACAATTTCCTTGGCACAATACTTAATCATTTTCATGTTTATCCCTTTCCGATCACGCTCTCTGCGTGGTGCCCGGAATCTATCCGGACACCGAAAGAGGTTCGTGCCGCCATAGCAGGTACGGCACATCTACGGGGGACGTGGTGCTGTCAGATAACACCACGCACAGAACGTGATCTATTATGCTTGTCCATGCCCTCTACGTGGTGCCCAGGCGGGGATCCTGGACACACACGCTAATTGTGTAAAAGGGGAGTGTGGTGTTGGGAATACACCACGTACAGGGCACGGATACCTGTGTTACAATAATTTCTGTTGCAGAAGTTTCGCCAGCATTTCCTCCGGCAGATCCCCACCGGCCAGTTCTCCGACCGGAGCATCTATGATCTCTGCCAGGTCCCACAGATCTCTCAGCCGCATGGATCCCGGATCCTCGATCCGATTCATTAGCGTTCTTACCTGCACATTCTGCTTCGCGGCGATCTTGTCCTCCGGCACTTTGCTCAGTTCTATGTGCCGTTTGATTCCCGCCCTGGCCCTGGATGCATAATTCTTTCTGGCTGCTTCCGTTTTTAAAAGATTGGTTTTCGGCATCTTTTCACTTCCCTTCTGACTCAAAAATCGCCCACCGCAACGCTGCCTTGGTTTCCTCGTCAATGTCGTTACGCTCTAAAAGAGCATATAATCTGTCGATTCTCTCCATTCACGCTGCCTCCTTCCCTTTATTAGTGATGAGACGATAGTTGCATTCACTTTTGTTTTCTCCTATACTTTTCTTACAGGCTGTTGCCGCAGCCAAGTAAAAGAAAGGAGACTTTTTATATGAATACAAAACAAGTTGATGACCGTATCGATCGTATTGCTCTTGCGTATGTCACCGCACATTACGATGTTTCTCAGATGGATGCTTCAGAATTCTTTGAGAAATTCAAAAAGGCTTACAACGAGATCTCTGAAATCTATTCATACGGTAATTGAGTCCTGAAGAAGATATATATTTATCTTTTCCAGTAACTCCTGGGCAGAATCTATTTGCAATCCATTCAGAGCGGTTACAATGGTTTCTGCTCTTTCTATCTCTTCCTCTTCGAACAGTCTTTTGACATACCGTTTTTTGTGTGTTGCTATTTCTGTATAGTAGACACTATGATCTACTGCTTCTCTTATTGGTACTAACACTCCTGCTGCCTCCTTCCCTATCTATATAGTGAATTATATTCACACATTAAGGCAAAAAAATATCATCTCTTTCTTTTCTGGTAAGACGAAGCACATTGGTTAATGCCACAATTTCTGAAGCATAAAAATTGCCGGATTTCATCCTGTTATACAATGTCTCTCTCAAAATGCCGGATTTATCAGCTATCGCAGACACAGTCATCCCAGAATCACTTATTTTCTTTTTAAGCAGTTCCACATTTGCCACTTTTTAATCATCTCCTTTTCGTGAACTAAATTCACTATATCACCAGTGTGAATTTGTGTCAACAGTTTTTAATAATTTTGTTGAATTATTTTACACAAAGTGCTATTATAGGCTTACAACAACTTAAGGAAGGAGTGCAGCCATGCTTGCTCTATATAAGAATATTAAAGCTCGACGTTTGGAGTTAAAGATGTCTCAGGATCGTCTCGCAGAACTAACTGGGTATAAGGATAGATCGTCCATAGCCAAAATCGAAAAGGGTGAAGTCGATCTGGCAGAGTCAAAAATCCGTGAGTTTGCAAAGGCATTAAAAATTACTCCGCAAGAACTTATGGGGTGGGATGATCCAGATACCGACATATCCATCGATGAAACGTTTGAAAGAATATGTGAATTCTATAATATTTTAAATCCGGAGGGAAAAGCAGAGGCGTTAAAACGAATATCAGAATTATCTCAGATTTTGCAATATTCCGCTAACCATAAAGCTGTTGCTATTCCAATGGCGATTCCATTCGATACCCTCTTGGCTGCTGCTCGCAATGATCATGCAGATGATCCTGATGAGACAGAAAAGATGCAGACTGATATGAACCTTCTGAAAAGACCTGAAAAAAAGGATGATGTGAATTGACATATGAAAACTTACTGCAGGAAGCTGCCGATGAAAATGTATATGTAATAGAAGATGCTCCGTTCCAGTCCCTGGCAGACGGTCTGATCCGTAATGATGTGATCGGTATCAATCGGACCGTGCGGCGATCCACGCAGAGGGCCTGCGTGCTTGCCGAAGAGCTGGGGCACTATCACACTACCGTTGGAGACATTATCGATCAGTCCTCTGATTCCAACCGCAAGCAGGAGCTCCGGGCTCGTCTCTGGAGTTATAACAAACTGATCGGACTACACGGCATCATCTCCTGCCACAAGGCACACTATACTACCTCTTATGAGATGGCTGATTACCTGGGTGTCACAGAGGAGTTTCTGCATGAGGCCCTGCAATGCTATCGGAGCAAGTACGGTATCTGCGTGCAATATGATAACTACGTGATCTACTTCGACCCGGTTTCTGTGTTGGAGCTAATATAATTCATATATGAAAGGGGAAATTTATATGGGATTCACTAAAATCTTTAACAGTATTCGTTCTTCGACTATGTTACCCTCGGATATCGAAAACGTCTCGTTGAAACGCATTATTCCTAAAATTAATGAGTGGAATATTGATACTGTGCTTATTTCTGCAAATCGAAATTGTACTGCCTGTAAACAATATAATCGACAGGTGTTTTCTCTTTATGGGAAGGATAAAAATTATCCAAAGTTACCTGATATACTATATCAACGTTCTTGCCCTGTTTGTGGTAAAATCTTTGGTGCTACAATATACGGCTTATAATATTTATGATCTTCATTTTAAAAAATTGCACCGGTGCAACTTACTATGATATTGATATACACATAGTTTTACACATGGTTATCCACAGATTTATGCACATTTTGTGTAATATGTATTGACAAATCAACCCTGAGCATATAATATAAATGTGTAGCTAAGGTTACACGTTAATAATGCTTCAGGTTGTACGTCTCTCAATATATGAGAATGACCGAACCCTGGAGCTTTTTATTTTATACGGAGGATAATATATGAAAACTGCTATACTTGTAGATGGTGGATTCTACCGCAGGCGGGCTCAAATTGTTCTAGGCGATATTCCTGCCAAGGATCGAGCTATTGAATTGGCAAACTATTGCAAACGCCACCTGAACTCTCATGGAGAACATAATAACGATCTGTATCGTATATTTTACTATGACTGTCCTCCTGCTTCGAAAAGACTTTTCCACCCCTTTCTTCAGAAACAGGTGGATCTGTCCAAAACTGACCTGTATATCTGGATGAATGAATTCCTCACTGAGCTGAAGAAAAAGAGAAAGTTTGCCATCCGCTTAGGAAAACTCGCCGAAGAACAGGCTCATTACACTATCCGCTCTGATGTTGTCAAAAAGCTCTGCCGCGGATCCATTTCTTTTTCAGATCTGCAAGAGTCTGATTTTTGCATTGAGATAGACCAAAAAGGTGTTGATATGAAAATCGGTTTGGATATTGCATCTATGGCATATAAGCATCAAGTTGATCAGATCATCCTGATTTCCGGAGATAGTGACTTTGTATCTGCTGCAAAACTTGCCCGTCGGGAAGGTATTGATTTTATACTCGATCCGCTGGATGCACCTATTAAGCCAGATCTGTTTGAACATATAGATGGACTGCGTACCTGCGATAAACGGTTCACGCCAACCAATAAGTAAAAAATCAGCCCCAGTGCGCCAACACCAGAGCTGATCTGATCTTACCGGGAAACCCGAATAAAATCACCTTGAACAAGTGCATTTTATCATTTTCCCGGTGAAATTTCAACCCACCGGGCATTTTTATGCCCATTTTTAGGAGGATGATACTATGGCAACACCTTATAAGCTGCCAAGTGGAACATGGTGTGTCAAACCATATAGCCACGAAGAGCCTGTATACAATGCAGACGGCACTCCTGTTCTTCTGCCAAATGGCAAACAGAAGACAGCAAGAAAATATAAAACCATTACCGGTCCCACCAAAAAAGCTGTAGAACTTGCAGCAGCACAATTTGTTCTGGAGAAGGAAGAAGAACTGGCAAAGCAGCCGAAGCAAAAGAAAGTAGATTATACTCTTCTTCCACTTACAGAATTGATAGACAAATACATTGAATCCCGTCTTGTCCTGAATAGATCTCTTACTACTATCCAGGATTATAGGTGTATCCAGCGGAATGGTTTTCAGGACCTGATGCAGATTTGTGTCAAAGATATGGATAAAGAGCTCCTGCAGGAATCAATCAATATGGAATCCAAGCGTCCTTGCAACCGGAAAAAAGGTTCGACACTTTCCCCAAAGCGTCTTCAGAACGAATGGAGCCTTATTGCATCCGTAATCCGTAAGTATACAAGCTCTCTGGATGATGTCCTGCGCAACATCGAACTGCCCGAAGTCCCTGATCGTGTGCCGGATCTGATACCGGCGGAGGCGCTTCTGCCGGCGATCAAAGGCAACGAGCTGGAGCTACCGGTCCTGCTGGCTGCCTGGCTCAGTTTCTCGATGTCGGAGATCCGAGGACTGACAAAATCAAAATCAATCTCTGGGGATCACATCCGCATTGCGGAGGTTGTGGTTGTTGTGGGCGGTAAAGATCACCGCAAAGAAATTGCAAAAAATAAATACCGTAACCGTACTCACAGGATTCCGCCCTATATCAAATCTCTGATTGATAAGGTTCCAGGAGACAGACTTGTTACCCTGACCGAAGCCCAGATCTATCACAAGTGGATCAAGTTCCAAGACGAGCACCGGTTTAAGCATATGACTTTTCACGACCTGCGGCATCTGAACGCATCCGTTATGGCAGCTCTGCGTATCCCGGACAAGTATGCCCAGGAGCGTGGCGGTTGGAAGTCTGACAAGATTATGAAAAAAGTATACACACAGACCTTTTCCGAAGTACGTGTCGCTGTTGATGATAAGATCGATGGATATTTTGATAATATTGCAAATCCTATCTCGGAAAATATGCCGTGGGAAAAGTACAGAGCCTGGCTTATCCTTTTTGGCAAAGAAGATAGCAAGAAAAGTCAGAAAGAGTTTATGAAATTTATTGAAGAACACCGAATTGCTACATAATCATCCATGTTGCATTTCATGTTGCATTCATGGTGCATTGCGTTGCAAAACCTATGTAAATAGTGTATTTTTATCGCGTATAGTACATTTCGGACGTTATTGCAAACCCTGTGTTTATCAGCATTTCCTGTATTTTCGGCGTTTCCGTTAAAAATGCTTTGCGGGTTCGATCCCCGTCTCGCGCTTGAAAAAAGAACGATACCAAATCGGTATCGTTCTTTTTTTCGAGCCCTGGCAGGGCTCGAAAGTTCGATGTCTACGCTCCGCTCCGGTCCGCGCTTGTTCAGACCCTCATTTCCGTTTTCATGGTGCATACGATACAAGCAAAAAGACGACTGCACTTTCTTGCAACCGTCTTCTTACTTATTATTGGTCTATTGCTCGATTTTGTCTGCATATTTGATGCGGTAGATCCGACGCAGGGAATCGTTCACTCGTTCCTCGGAGATGGTTCCGTTCTGGACAGCCTCCAGTACTCCGTTGTATGCGGTTTCGAAGTTCTCCGGCGCACAGATCATGTCACAGCCGGCACGCAGTGCCAGTACTGCGGCTTCATCGGCACCGTAGTAATTCGTGATCGCTGCCTGATTCATGGCACCGGATACGATCACGCCGCGGAAATTCAGTTCATTTCGTAAAATATCCGTTACCACCGCACTTGAAAATGAGCAAGGCGTATTATCTCCTGTCAGGGAAGGTGCTGCCATATTACTGACGGTGATCATTTTGGTCTCACCGGAATCAATACAGCTCTGGAATACCGCAAATTCATTGGCCCTGAAATCTTCCGCACTTCTGTCCG